GTTGCTAATAATGTATTGAAGTGGGGTACTGGTGGGATTAATATTGATGGGTGTCGGGTTGGAACAGATGACAAGATAGCTGATACAACTAATCAAAATATAAAGAACAACGCATATAATGGTGATAATTCAAAGAGAGAGAGAGATACTATTTATAAACAAAACCCACAAGGCAGATTCCCAGCTAACCTAATACATGATGGTAGTGATGAGGTTGTGGGGTTGTTTCCTGATACGAAGAGTGGGAAAATGAAACAACATATTTCTGGTGGGAAGTATAATGTTTATGGCAAGATGTACCCAAGAGATGTTGAAACCATCGGTGACTCTGGCTCTGCTGCTCGTTTCTTCTATTGTGCAAAGGCAAGTAAAAGTGAGCGGAATGAGGGCAACAACCACCCAACAGTAAAACCAGTAAAACTAATGCAATACCTTGTAAGGTTGGTAACACCAAAAGATGGAACAGTATTAGACCCATTTATGGGTTCAGGAACAACAGGAATCGCCTGTAAAAAAGAAGGGTTTGACTTTATCGGGATTGAGTTAGCTGAAGATTATTGCAATATTGCTAAAACAAGAATAGAAAAATTTAAATTTCAACACGAATTATTTTAGAAATAAAATGAAAGCATTAAAAGGAGATGAATAATGATTGATGCAATCGTAAAAATAACAGGTTCAATTCTATGTTTGGGTGTAGGATTGTGTTTATGTTCTTTAGGTATTATCATATTTAGTGCCTATGTAGTTGTAATTAAGGAGAGATTCTTTGAGGGTAAATGATTTTATTAAATGGGCAGAGAGCGTACAAAAAGAAGAAAACCGTATCATGCTAACAAAGGGTGAGGAATACACCGTTAGCGATGAGGATAAGTTTAAGAACTTTAAATCTATCGCTGATAGGATGAAGTCCACGCCTGAAGAAATTGCCTTGGTTTATTTACTTAAACACATAGACTCTATAAGAAACTATGTACTACACGGTAAAGAATCAAGCGATGAACCCATTACGGGGCGTATAATGGATGCACGGAACTACTTACTGTTACTTGGAGGTATAATTGCAGAGCGAAGATGATTCCATTCAATGGGTTATTGATGCCTTGGATAATAGAAATGTGGAGAAAAGACTGCGTGAAAACCATAAATACGACGAAGTAAGGGCAGATCAAGATATAAGTTGGTGTCCGCAATGTGAATGTAAATGGGAAATGTTTGAAGGACGGATATGGATTTCAAAGGATAAAAAATTATGGAAAGAAAAATTATGCCCAGATTGCCATGTAGGGTAGAGAACGGTAAATTAATTCTCCCCGAACTCAATATAGAAGATGGGGAGTATTATTTTGAACTCAAACCAACAGGCGTGAGATCGGCAAAACAAAACTCCTATTATTGGATGATTGTTGATTTACTATCGGAAGAACTCGGATATACAAATCAAGAAATGCACCTTGCTATAAAAACCCAGTTTAATATTAAATCCACAAAGGAACTTGAGAAGAAAGAATTTGGTGATTTTATTGAAAGATTAATAAGGTGGTCGGCAATAGAACTAAATGTGGTTGTACCCGACCCACATAATAGTCTTATTTAGCCCAAAAAGGGGTCAATAAGGCGTTTAAATGAATTATTGATACCTACCTATGCAAGTTGCTCTCTTAACGTCATAGAGGTCGAATAAACGCTTGGGGCAACTTCTGTGAAAACCAAAGGTTTTACCATCCTAACGTAGTGATAAGTGGTTTCATCATAATAGATGAACTTTTTATGGTCTTGAACCTTACTATTTAAGTCTTCCAAGGATGTTTTCTGACTACTCGATAGGTAAGACCAGTTCCACGACCACGTTGTTTTGGGTTCGTGTCGTTTATTTGCGTACTCGTTCCCACCGTAAGAAGTTATTATATCTGTGCCAAATTCTTCCCCAAGTTTATTATTTAGGTCGAAGTTTACATCGAAGTCATATTTCTTACCAATTATAATTTCAGATATATCAATGGTGCTTGTGGCTTTCACAAACCAATATCTATCTGTAATTTCTGTAAAAGTTCTTATGTTCCATCCTGCGACGTAATTTGTGGACATTACAGGGGTGGTTGCTAATGGGACGGATGGGTCAGATGAGTCCGACCCCATACTGCCTGAAGATGAACTATAATATAACACAAGATTTGACACATCATCAGCAGACAGGTATATGGCTATTGCATCACAAGCATAAGACGCACCGAGGTCAAATCGGATTGTATCAGTATTATCGCTTCCAAAACTGCCAACGGCTGAACCAATAGATTCATCTGATATTCTATGCTCATTTGTTACCGTATTGCCAGAGGAGAATGTATAGCTTACGCCACCATTAACCATAGTTCCATAAGTCCCATCTGTTATTGTTGCTGTTGCAACTGGATAATAAAATGCTTTTGCCATTAGCTTACCTTTATTGCTTTCACCGAACATCCATTCGGTTTTTTTGAAATACTTGAAATAATGTAATAATCTGTCCCCATTGCTGTACCGTATAATTTTATATTCGTGTCCCAATTAGAAAATTTAACAATATCACCTATTTCTAAATCATTATACGTTGGTCGTAAACATTCAAAATCTAATATGATTTTTCTGTCTTTAAAAATTGTCATATAAGCATCTGCTAATTGAGTAGCCGTTGTTGAATCTAATGTATCTGCATCAAGTTCAAGTTTTAAAGCTTGATTCATACCGCTAACCGTTGTGCCTTGTGAAGTGGCATCTGTTGTGTTTATACTTGAAATAAACTGATTCTGTCCGTAATCATGGTTATAATTGATTGTAATATCATTTCTCACCGCACCAAGAGACGTTCTCGAAATTGATTTTAAATTAATATCATTAAAATCAATGGTTTTATCTTCACCAGAATAATCCCCAGTTCTGCGAAGTGTTTTAATTTTAAACTTTCCATCTCCGCCGATAAACACCCAGCTTAAAATCTGCTTACAAATTCTATTGATTAAATCTTTACTATTTATAAACTTATATTGAGAGAAAGCATATTTAACATCGGAAATAGCATCGTTATAAATATCACCCAAATATCCATTGGTTGTATTACCCGAAGTATCAAATGTGGCGTAATCTATTTCAGACGAAGTTTTACTTAATTCAGTCCTTAAAATATCTTCAATCATAAATACAGGATTCTCAATTAAGTCGTTCTCATCATAGCCTTGATTCCGAGAATCTTCGTCTATAAAAGCTGGATATTTACGCCCCTTGCCAGAGCAGTATATATATTCAATCTCTGAAGGGGTATTGACTGTTTTTGTACGAGTTTTTATAATAGTTTCACTAAAGCTTTCTTCTTCATCTTCAAATTGTGTTTGTACTGCAAATCCACCAGTAACCGTTTCTTCATATTGTTCTTGAATCTTGTGTGGTTCAATATTCTCATAAGTAAACTCAACCACAACACCAGATTCTAATACTTCAACATCTTTATCACCAGCCGAAGATAAAACCTTATAAGCTAACACACCCTCAAATTCCCAAGAATCTGTTTTACCTGAAAATATAGATGAAATGCTATTTTCTAATTCAGCGTTAGACACAACCGACCCCGCAGGATATGCAACATTCCCAACTAAAAACTGATTAAAACCAAGAAAAGAACCCGTAACTGTTCCAAATTTAGTTAAAGCAGTAATACCAACATATTCCCCCAACCGATCAATAACGGGCAAAGCATAATTAACAATATAAAAGTTTCCACTCGTTGTATGAAATTCGCAAATATTAGATGTATCAAAAATTCCATTTGGTAGATTCGTCGGATTGTCAATAGAACCTGTCCCGCTTGTTGTATACCCTGAACTGCTTAATGGGAAATATGCTTTACATCCAGCACCGCTAAATTCTATTCTCGGATTATTACTCGTTGCATCTACGGTGTCAATTAAAGTCGGATAGTTTCCATTCTTATATATATAAACATTTTCACTATCCAAAGTGTGCATTGTTTCATTATCTACATACGCTTCAACTGATGCCTGTCCTACATCAAATTTATCTGTAACAATTGCAGGAAAAGCACTCTTATAATATTGTTTAAATCTATCAAATTTCCCTGTGGGAATAGTGCCAATATCTGTCTTTTCATAAAAATCCCCATAAGCCATTGGAATCGGTTTATTAATGTTCTTTTCAGGTGCGTTTGTATAAGTAGCAGAGTCAACTACACTAGTTGGAAGCTGTTTATGATATTTAGAAGAATAATCGAGTAAAGTTAATGAAATAGATTTTGGATCGTATTTAATATCGCCTGAAATAATACCTGAACCTATCATTCTTGCACTTGTATCATAAGTCCCCGCTTGAGATGTATTTAAAAACAGTTCCCATTTTCTGTTTGCGAAGTTTTTGGACGAGAATAAATCGGAGAACCTTCCGCCGTCTATTGTATTATCTGTATTAATTAATTTAACAGACATATTCGATGTTGAAGTCGTAAAGTTAAAGAAGTCTAAAGACTGATTAAGATTGCCCCAACTTGAAACTATGCCATAGTAAACATCCGAACCATCTACCCTGTCTTGGTCTGATACACCAATAAAATTTGAAGACGATGTGTCGTCATTATAATATAGCTTTAGCACCCAAAATGCTTCAGTCGAGTGAGACGTTAGGGCATCGGTTAGACTTGAATCAAATAATAACACTTATGCTAACGCCTTCGCCTTATTTATTGCTGGTAGAAGTTCGTTACGGATGTAATC